GGTCAACGGCAAATATGCTGCGGCAGGATCCTCAAATCCCAAAGCCAGAATATCAGCTTTTTCTGCTTTTACCGCTCTTGATACATGACCGTTATTAACCTGCATTTTATAGATTCCGGAACTTAACGTGGGAAATTCAGGGTGTACATAATTGTTTGCATTCTCGGCTATTCCTGCAAGCTTGTCTTTTTCTTCATCGGTAAATCTGGAGTCAGTGTAATCGTTTGCCGACTTCAAGATTTCAGACGTTTTTATATCCGTATAGCTTTCAGATGAATTTAATGTATCTGCTGCTTTGCTGTCTGAATAATTCTTCGCTGACTGCAATGTATCTGCGCATCTTGTATCTGTATATTCTTTAGCTGATTTCAGCGCCGCACTTGCCGAACCAGATTCATCATAACTCCCTCCTCCGCCTCCTGTACTGGAGCTTGAAACTGTACTGACTGAATTACTTATCTGTCCTGTAATAGTTGCTGTTTCAGTACCCAGACAAATTTTATTTGCAGTCGGATCGGTCAAGTTTAACGATAATTTTGATACAACATACAACGCATTTTCTAAATTATGGGGTTTAGAATTTACACGTACGTACTGAGCAATTTTAAATCTGTCTATTTCCGTATTTACTCCCGATAGATCCGCTGCCGTAAGCTCTATTGACAACGCTTTACCCATAGATTTTAAATGTGATTCTCCGTATCTCACCAATGTACCCGGCAACACAACATCATCAAAAATCAGTACTTTTTCTATCCAGCCGTATTTTTCTACTGCTGACTGTGAATACAGGCAATTCAGATATGTTGTAGTTCCGCCTACTTTTCCCGTTACCTGAAATATATCCTTTGAATCAGTAATAGATTGGGACGCATTCCAACCGCCTATATTATGACGTGATCCGCTCCCCTCCTCTCCTCCGTCCATACGTTCTTTACCAAGAGGAATTACCGCTGTCACCAGACTGTCCGCTTCTATATTTTTCTTAAAACTTAAAAGATTTTCTCCTAATTCTATTTTCTGACTGCACGTCACAGACGGACTGCTTAAATAATCAATATAATTTCCGTCCTCCTCATGCCTTATATAAAGATATCCTCCGTACCTTTCTATCAACTTCTGCTGTATTGATTCATATGTATTCAGAAATGTACTGTCCGCCGCTGAAATCAGGTTGTCTGTATTGGAATTATCTCCGTCTGTTACATTTACTATCCCTATTTTAAATGAATGTATATTATCTATACCCGCTTTTTCATTGTGACGCTGAATAAAAAACGACAGTAATTCATGAATTGTTTTACGGCTTTCTCCTTCGGAATAATCGTAATTCTGCTGAATCGTATCACACAGAAACGCCAATTCTCCTTCACATATAACCTTTTTTTCGTTGTAAAATCCTAATTCCGTACTCAGTACCCTTCCTCGGAAAAGCGGCTCTGCTTCACCGTCTTTCACTATCTGTACTATTGATTTTGTATTATCTGTCAATTCATAGCACGGATGTGAAGGATACATTGTAAACGTAAACGTCCCGGCAGCATTTACCGCAAGGTCAACCTGAGGATTAATTAATTCGTACCCAGGACGGTCGTACTTTCCTGTTCCAAAGAAAAATTGTCCGTCAATTGTTACTATATACATTATTCCCTCCTTACAGTTTTGCCTGCGGTATTGCTATACTTACCGTTCCCGACGTTTCTGTTGAAATTTTTATATCATGAACACCGCTTATTACTACTGGTATAGCAGAACCCGGACTGGTAAGATTTGTATACTTTCCGTATAAAATACCGTCAATGTACAAATCCCATCTTTTCACATTATCTGAAACAGAAAATTTTGCCCTTACAACTTTTCTTCCGAAATCTATCTGAAAATCGGTTTCTCTTTCAAATCCGAAATTACGGTCGGCGTATTCCTGTATGGAAAGCGTCCCGTCACTGGAAACATATCGGTTTAAAAGCATCAAATCTTCCTTCGTTACCATACCGTCAAGATTCATATCGGCACGCGTTATCTGGTCTTTAGTTATTGCGCTTGCCCCTATTAATCCGTTCAATTTACCCGAATCGATCACATCAATAACACCGTCCTTATTCACGTCTCCGTATCCGGCAGGGAAAGTCACAGATTTCAAGGTTTTCGTTATAACCTTATCGGTTATACTCACTTTATACGGCTCGCAGTCGCATTCAATTATTATTCTGCTGATTCTGCTTTCCGTAAGACTGATCGACGTAATCCTGCCGATATAACGGTAACCTGAATCATCGTCCAATATAATACTGTCAAAATGTTTGCCATGCAAACTATTTTGTATATCCGAATACATTGAAAGCAGTTCATTTCCTAAAAGCTCGGTACTGAATTCAAGTTTGATTTTCCTGTTGTTGTATTTTACATCACCGAAATATTCCGTCATGTCAAGCTTTCCGTCTGCGCCCGGAATATCAACTGTTTCAAGCTTTGGGGACGGTGTTTCAATAGTTTTCTTTGAAAGTACCAGTCCATAGCTGCTTGTATGGATTTCTCCGAATTTTACTCCCTTATACATTAACGCAGTCCCCTCCTTTTCATTCTGCTTATATTACCCAATGCTCCGTCCATTGCAGGGGCGATTTCTCCAACCAGCGCACCGCTGTCAAGGTATACCTTTTGCCCCTTGATTACTTCAATCAGCTCGTTTAGCTTGTTTAGTATCGCTGTGTTGGACGGCGAATTTGTAGTATGCTCTGTTCGTTCAACTGCTGGTATTTGAATAGCTTCTGCATTTGCGAATCTTGTGTTTATAGCAAAATCCATCGGTTTCATAGGAGTGCGGTTATTTATACCGGATTTCAAAGCGTTTACGGCTGAATCCGCATATTGTTGTGTAGTCTTTATAGTATTACTTTCTTCATCTATGATACCTTCTGAAAAACCAAGTCCAAAAAATTGTCCCATCTTACGGGTGACTCTCGACGGAGAATGTTCATCTAATGCTTTCTGCAATGCCGCAGCGGCTGCGTTACCCACTTCGCGCGCAGCTGAAATAGCACTGTCAATTTGAGAACGCATACCCTCGCTGAATCCCCATGCAAAATTGGCACCGTGAGACGTGGTGTCTTTATCTAATTCCTTTTCGGCACTTTCTGCGACTGTTCGTGCCGCAACAGTAACAAATCCAGTTGAACTTTCTAAACCTTTACCAAACTTTTCAGCCGCTGCCACACCTTGCTCATTAGCCATACGCTGCGCTTCTGTAAGTTCATCATGAGAAATATTACGCAGCATTGTATATGTGTTAATCATTTCGTCTGTAACAGATTCATCGCCTTTTTTCTGTGCTTCAACAAGATTATCAACCATCTGTGAAAAATCGTTGTACTGTGAATCAAGCTCTTCAACAGTTGCATTTCCGGCAGTCAGCATATTATAGGAATACTCGGCGGCGTATCTCTGCATTGCGCCTATGTTCCCTTCCAGAGCTGCTGTTCGCAGGTCGCTGTATTTAGTGATTTCATTGTTGGCTTTGTTAATATTTTGGGTTTCTGTTTCAACTGTACCGCTTAGACTTTTTATATTCTCTTCTAATCTTTGTACATCCCCGCAATAACCGCTGGGGTCAAAACCTTCTGGTACTATACCAGTTTCGTCCCATTCTTTCCGTTTAGCATGCAAATCGTCAAGTTCTTTTTCCAACTCGTTAATTTCAGATTCTGCTTTAACTTTCGCTTGTATTGATTCAGCACGGTCAGCTATTGCTTTATCATAATTTTCTTGTCCTTTTTCAAGCATGCTTTCAGCTTGCTTTTTTAAGATAATATTGTCAATTTCATCTGCAATTTCCTTATATCCTTTTAGCTGCCCGTCAACAATTTCAAGAGAAGTATCTAACGCAGGATTCAACTCGTCAATTATCTGCTGAACGGTATATTCACAATGTTCTTTTATTTTGCCGTTTTTGTCGACAACAGTACTTAATCTGTCGGCTAAGTCGCCATAATGGTTATATTCTTCAAGCACCGACTGTCCTATATCAGCATTTTTCTGTTTTATATCGTCAAGCTTTTCTGACATTTTATTGGCATTGTCAGCCATTTTAAGATATTCTTCAGATACTTGACTTGTCTCTTTATGAATCAAATTCAATGGGTCAATAAAATCAAGAACATCTTGTAGTAGTGTCGGAAGATATTCCACAATTAAGTCTATTGTATCTACCACTATTTTAAAGACAGGCTCAGCAAATTTCCAAATATTTTTTATAACAGGTACTAGCTGCTCAATAATAGCTTTTGCTGATTTAAGAGCGTCCTTAATTATCGGTAGAACAGATTTACCTATGCTGCTTAATATCGGTGTAAGCTCTTGTGCAAGATATTTTCCAATATCCATAACAACATCAATAGCAGATAAAAGCTTATCCTGCACTGTTGGCAGCCAATCTGTAGCCTTCTCCACAAGATTACGCAGAACCGGAGTAAGCTTATCTGAAATGGCGATTTGTGCGCCTTCCAATGCGGATTTAAAAAGCGTAACATCGCCCTCAAGATTATCCAGTCGGATTTCTGCCATTTTCTCAGATGCGCCCGTACAATTCTTTATAGAGTCTGTAAGCTTATCGAAATCTTCATCGCTTGAATTAATCAACGCTAACAGTCCCGACATTCCTTCTTTTCCGGCAATTGCAGAAGCGTACTGGGTTTTCTGGACTTCGTCAAGGTCTGCAAAGCTTATTCGCAAATCGGACAGCGTTTCTCCGAATGATTTAGTTTTTCCGTCTGAATCTGTTAATGATATACCAAGATCGTCCATAGCTCCGGCTACTGTATCAGTAGGAGAAGCAAGATTTGT